GCTCCGGCGGTCTGGTGTTGTCGAGGACATCGGCGGTCCAGCACCTCGGGAGGTGCGGCCCCTGCGACGGCTCCGGCGGTCTGGTGTTGTCGAGGACATCGGCGGTCCAGCACCTCGGGAGGTGCGGCCCCTGCGACGGCTCCGGCGGTCTGGTGTTGTCGAGGACATCGGCGGTCCAGCACCTCGGGAGGTGCGGCCCCTGCGACGGCTCCGGCGGTCTGGTGTTGTCGAGGACATCGGCGGTCCAGCACCTCGGGAGGTGCGGCCCCTGCGACGGCTCCGGCGGTCTGGTGTTGTCGAGGACATCGGCGGTCCAGCACCTCGGGAGGTGCGGAAACGGACGCGGCCGCGGAAGCTATGCGCCCCCGCGGCCGCGTTGTCTGCTGGTTTGTAGGCTTTCACGATTGCAGAATCGGCAGCGCGGCGCCCCCGTGGGCAGGATAGACAACATCGATGTGAGCAAGCGCACAAGCGCGGCACGAACCACATTTTGCGCCGGCGCGCCACTCGGCTACTTCGGTCTTTGTCCGGCCGCGCTGGTAGGCTTTCAGCCGCGACAAGAACGAAACCCGAACGGCCGGACAAACAATCGTTTTCCGGCCGGTGTGCTGCGCCCACGCGGCCGCGGCGGCCGCGGCGGCCGCGAGAACACGCAAGCGCCGGTTCGGTCCGGCGGGTTCCGTTTCACCGGCCGTGAAAGACACAGGACCGTCCGGGATTCGATGCGCCGCGATTGTTTCGGCGCACATATTCGCGGTCTGTAGGCTTTCGCGGACCGTTGCAATATCCCCCACAATTTCACGATAAAATCGCGCTTTCGCGGCGCTTTCCACTGGGATATGGATTCGATCGCGGCCGGACCTGCTGGCAACGTAGGCCACAAGCGCCCGGAACGAACGAACGAACCGCGAATCGGCAAGCGCTTTTTTCCGGGAAGGTAGGCTTCCGTCCGTTGAAAAACGAACCCACGGCCGCGGCGCTTTCCCGTAAAGCGCTTCCCGCTCTAGTTCGTGCTGCGCCCGCTGGGCAATGATGGATGCGGGCAGCCGTTCGTGGCGCGCCAGCTTGTCGCGCAACTGCGCCCGGTCGTGGCGCTTTTCCAGGATTGCAGCGTAGCAAAGATCCGCGGGGTTCGCGGCCGCGTTAGGGTGCTCGGGATGATGCCGGCAGGACCGCTCGCAGTTCGCGCCGCCGGACAAGCCGAAATTGATAGAGGCCGAACCCGGAACACCTTTGCCGAACGAACCGAGAACCGCGAAAGCGCCCGCGACATACTGCGCCACAAGGCCGGGGATTTTTTGGAGAGTCTGCACGAATGACATCCTTTCGAGTTGAGAACATCGGCCGAACATCGGCCGAACACCGGAAAGCCTAGCAGACTCTCCGGCCGCGACAAGCCTACTATCGGCAATCGGCCGCGGAAAAGTTAACTCGGCGCCGACCGGACACATGGTAAATAAGAACGCGGCGCCGAAACCCTACGTTTCAAGGCGCGCCGCGCGGCGCCGCATCATCGGCCGCAGGAATCGTGGGGAAAATACAACACCCCCCAGGGGTGGGGTATACGCCGTCGGGCGCGATCGGGCGGCAGACCGCTTGTCCCCAGCCCCGCAGATTCGCGGAGGTATGACCTATTTGCTCCCCGGCGATTTTCGCCTTTCGCGAAAATGGGAAAACCACGGCTATTCGCCGTGTTTTTCGACGGTTTCTGGACTCCTTTGCGGCGGCGGCGCTCGAGAGCCTACGCTGGTGTCATGGTCAGAGGCCCAGCACCAACGCCGAAGCACATCCTCTCGATGAGAGGGTCGAAGGATGCCAAGTACCGCGAGGAACTCGGCACGCCGGCCACCGCCCTGCCCGAGCCGCCGGAGTGGCTGCGGCCCTCGGCGAAGGCAATGTTTCGTCTCGTCTGCGAGTTTACACAGCAGATGGGGACGTTATGTAACTCTGATACCCAGGTGATCACACGGTACGCGATCGTCTGGGATAAGTGGCAAGAGGCCGAACAGCAACTCGCCAAGACCGGCGAGTGCTGGCGAGAAGTTCTCGCCCCCGACGGCTCCCTGCGGTTCTGCCGGCCGACGAAGTGGCAGTCCCAGAGCAACCATTGCCACGAGCAGCTACGGCAACTGGAAACCGTCCTGGGCCTCACCCCTGCCGACCGCACCCGCCTCGGGTACGGTGCGGTGAAGGTGGTCAACGACCCCGTGGACGCCCTCTTTGACAACGACGCAGCGACGGGTTGACATCCGCGAGTTCGCGCGGCTGCTGAAGCATACGGAGTCCCCGTTCACCGGCCAGCCGTTCATCCCGGCTCCCTGGCAGGACGAGTACCTCGACGCCCTCTTCAACACGAAGCGGCCGGACGGACGCCGCCAGTACCAGCGGAGCCTGCTGGCATTGCCTCGGAAGATGGGCAAGACCGCGATGTGCGGCGTGATCGGCGCCTACGAGGGGTTCTTTGGCGAGGCCGGCGGCCAGATTCTCATCGCTGCCGGGGATCGGAAGCAGGCGAGCCTCCTGTTTACGGCGTGCTCGAGGTACATCGAATCCTGCCCCGGCCTGCTGAAGCGGTGCAAGATATACAAGAACTCCATCGTCATCCCCCACAAGCAGAGCACGATTCAGTTCCTTTCCTCCGAGCACAAGGGCAAGCACGGCTACAACCCGAGTCTTGTCGTCGTAGACGAGTATCACGTTCAACCCAACCGGGATTTGGTCGATGTGCTGGAATCGGGTATGGGTGCGCGAGCCGAGCCGCTCGTCATCTATGTGAGCACGGCCGGCATGGATCGCGTCGGCCCCTGCTATGACGAGTGGCAGCGGGCGCTGAAGGTCAGGGACGGTCTGATCGACGATCCGACGTTCCTGCCGTGCATATTTGCGGCCCCCGACGATGCCGACCCGTTCGATGAGGCCACCTGGCGAATTGCCATGCCGAACTACGGCGCGACGGTGCGGCAGGAGTTCATGGAACGCGAGGCGTCGCTCGCCCGCGAAAGCGTCGTCCAGGAGATCAAGTTCAGGACACTGTACCTGAACCAGTGGGTGTCAAACGGGGCAAACCGCTACTTCCGCACCGGCACCATCGACAAGTGCCTGACTCCCACCAGGCCCATCGGTGACCGCATCGCCTACTGCGGCCTTGACCTGTCGAGTAACACCGACACCACGGCGTTCGTCGCCGTCTGGCAAGACGATGACGGATCGGTCGACGTTCATGCGCATCTCTTCATCCCCGAGGAGAACGCCGACAAGCCGGAAGCGCCGTATCGGCAATGGGCCAAGGATGGATTCGTTACACTAACAGAAGGCGATCTTGTCGATTTTGACGCGGTTCGGAACTACGTCCTCTCGTTTTGCGAGAAGAACGCAGTCCGCGCCGTGGCTATTGATCGCTGGAATGCCACGCATATCACGACCCAGTTGGTCGCTGAAGGGATTGACGTCAAGCCCTACGGACAGGGCTACGCCAGTTTGTCAGCGCCTACGAAGTTGCTTGAGGCGCTGGCGTTGGGAGGCCGGCTCCGACTCGGTGACAACAAGGCGATCGCCCTCCACTTGAGCAATATGCAGTGCCGCGTCGATGACGCCGGGAACGTCAAGCCTACAAAACAACACTCTCACGCGACCGCAAGGATCGACGCCGCCGTGGCCTTGATCATGGCCTTGGGCCTCGCCAGCGGCGAAACCCACGGCCCCGAGGAAGACCCGAAACTGGTGGTGTTCTAAGCGATGCCTGACTTCGACGACGAAAACATCGGCGACATCCTGGAGTTGCGATCCAGCCTCTCCCGCGTCTTCGAGGAAATCGTCGAGAACAACAAGACGACGGCCGGCGTCACCGTCAGTCCCGAGAGCAGCCTCCAGTGCAGCGCGGTACTTTGCTGCGTAAGAGTGCTATCCGAAAGCATCGCGTCGATGCCCTTCAACCTCTACCGGCGTCTGCCGGGTGGAGGCAAGGAAATCGCCGAAGACCAGCCGCTCCAGGAAGTCCTCGCCTACCAGCCGAATGACTGGATGACGAGTTTCGAGTGGCGGGAGTGGATGATGAGCCAGTTGCTCCTCTGGGGCAACGCCTACTCCCTCATCAAGCCCGGCCGCCGCGGGGCCGTCGATCAACTGATCCCCCTGCACGCCAGCCGGATGAAGATCGTCCGGCTCGAGAACGGCCGGCTCCAGTACCAATACACCGAGCCGATGCAGGCCGAGCCGAAGAAGTACCGGCAGGATCAGATTTTCCACCTCCGCTGGCTCTCGAGCGACGGCGTCACCGGCTACATCCCGATCTCGCTCGCCAAGGACGCCATCGCCCTCGCCAGGGCGACGGAACTGCACTCGAGCGCGTTCTTTGGCAACGGCGCCCAGACGGGGACGTACATCGAAACCGACCAGCCGTTCAAGCCTGACGCGCTGCGGAACTTCAAGAGCCAGTGGGACGACGCCCACCGCGGCCCGACCAAAGCGTTCTCCACCGTGGTCATGCCCTTCGGCTTCCACAAGAAGAACGACCCCGTCAACAACCAGCACGCGGAGCTTATCGCCACACGCCGCTATGCAGTCGAAGAAATCTCGCGCGGCTATCGGGTGCCGTTACATCTCCTCGGCGATTTGAGCAACGTCCGCTACAACTCCGTCGAGCAGTCGGCCATCGACTTCGCGACGTTCTCGCTCATTCCGCACTGCCGGCGGTGGCAGTTTGCCGCCCGTCGCGACTTGATCGCGGACTCGGCCAACTACTTCGTCGAGTTCGATATGTCGGCGCTCATGGCCGGCGACTACCAGGCCCGCTCGCAGTTTCTGCGAGAGATGTTCAACATGGGCTGCTTGAGTGTCGACGAAATCCGCGGCCAGATCGGCTACAACCCGCTCCCCGACGGCCTCGGCAACAAGCGGTTTGTCCAGGTGAATATGCAACTCCTGGACGCCTTCACCGTCGAGAATCCGACGGGCGCGCCCGGCGAGCCGGCGACGGACGCCTCCAGCGATGACAGCATGGACGATGACGCCGACGAGCAGGAGGCCACCGACGGCAACGACGGGCCGACGCCTGCGGACGCCGCCACCAGCGACCGCTCCGCGGCCGAGGTGCTCTTCCGCACGACGCTCCGGCGGCTCGCGGCCGTCGAGGCCGACGGGATTCTCGAGCGCCGCAACAAGCCGGGGAAGTTGCAGGCGTGGCTCGAGGCCCACGAGCAGCGGATGAAGACCGAACTGCTGGACGCCGCCAAGGCCACTGGCCGCGACATCGAGGCGTTCGTGCTTGCGTGGATGGAAGAGACGAGAAACCGCCTCCTGGAGTGTCACCGCTCCGGCAGGCCGTATGAGGAGGCGACGAAGTCATGGACGGATCGTGCGAACTTGAGCGACGCCTGATCGGCGAAGTGCCGGGGCTGGTTGTCAAGCAGGACGACAATGGCCGCACGGTCATTCGCGGCTACGCCGCCGTATTTGAATCCGAGTCGCAGGACTTGGGTGGCTTTGTCGAGATCGTGGAACGCGGCGCGTTCGACGACGTCATGCGGTCGAATCCCGACGTCTTTGGCAAATACAACCACGAGCGCGTCATCGGCCGCACCACCAGCGGCACGATGCGCCTGACAGTCGACGAGCGCGGCCTGCGGTACGAAATCGACCCGCCGCGGTCGGCTGCGGACGTCGTCGAATTGATCGAAAGAGGCGATGTGCGCGGGTCGAGCTTCGCCTTCCGCTCGAAGCCAGCAGACGAGTCGTGGACCCGCGACGCCAACGGCCGAATGATCCGTCGGATCAAGAAGTTTTCGTATCTCGGGGACGCCGGCCCCGTCGACACCCCGGCCTATCTCGCCACCGAAACCTACGTCAGCAAGCGGGCCATCGAAATGGCCCTCGCCGAGAACACCAAGGCCGAGGAGCCTGCCGATGAGCAGCGAGCGGATAGCGCTCTGGTCGAAGATTCTGTCGCGGCTCCTGAAGCCGAAGCGGACGCCGCCCCCGAAGACGGTGCGGTGGCGGCCGGCGATGAGGAGCGTGCCGCCGTCAGCCTCAAACCTACGGCCGGAATGGCCTCGGCGGCTCGACGAGGTCTGAAACTCCACGAGGAAGGCAAGTCTGGCGACGGCCTGAAGCCGGAGACGGTGGCCCGCGCGAACCGCCTGGCCCGCCGCGAGGAGATGAACGACGACTGGGTTCGCGAGATGAATGCCTGGTTCGCGCGGCACGAGTCGGCGAGCAAGTCCCCCGGCTGGGACAAAGCCGGCGAAGAGAAGCCCGGCTTTGTGGCGTGGCTCTTGTGGGGCGGAAATGCCGCCAAGAACTGGTCGGCACGCAAGGTCAAGGAGATGGAGGGCGAGCGTGATCTGTCGATGATCGACGAAGAGCGAGACGTCGACGAAGAGTCGCTCGAGCCGAAGCCACTTGCCGTCATAGTCTCTGCGTCGACGGATGACTTCCAGTCGAAGATCGCGTCGCTCAAGGCAACGATGCTGCGGACTCACTTGCACGGCAAGTAGTCCGTACCCTACAAATCAAGATATACGCCCTGCGAAGGATTTCGCAGGGAGCAGTGCGAGCGACTTGAGGATTCATTTCGCGGCGCGCTTGCGGGCAAACCACCCGCCGGCCGCCGCACCTTCGCGATTGGCCGGCTTCACAAGGAGCAAGGCCAATCATGGCGAGCAACCTCAAGCGTCTTCAGGACCGTGCCGCGGCGATCGCCGCCCGGATGACCGAACTGGCCGATGTGGCCGAGCGTTCGGAGGATCAGACCGCGGAACTCCGTCGGCTTTCCGACGAGGCCGACAAGGTCAAGTCCGACCTGGAGTTCGAGGGCAAGCTCGCCGCGAAGGAGCAGGAACTCCGCGCGGTCGTCGAGGCTGCGGCCCCGGCGGCCCCCGCCGCCCCCGTGGCTGCCGAGCAGCCCAAGAAGGTCGAGATTCGGGCGATCAACCCGCATCACTCGACCCTGCGTGCGTTCAACGACGGCCCCGATGCCGTCGAGAGCGCCTACCGGTGCGGCCGGTGGATCAAGGCCACCGTGTTCAAGAACGAGTCGGACATCCGGTGGTGCCGTGAGCACGGCGTCGAGGCCCGCGCCCTCAACGAGGGCAGCAATTCGGCCGGCGGCAGCCTGGTGCCGGAGGAGTTCGCCGCTCGCGTGATTCGTCTCGTCGAAACCTACGGCACCTACCCGGGCGCCGTCGAGAACGTGTCGATGAGCCGGGACACGATGGTGATCCCGAAGCGACTGTCGGGGACGACCGCTTACTTCGTGGGCGAAGGCTCCGCAGTGACCGAGAGCGAGCCGACCTACGGCAACGTGTCGCTCGTCGCCAAGAAGTTGGCCGTCGGTTGCCGGATGAGCACCGAGGTGGTCGAAGATACCGCTGGCGTGGTGTCTTTGGCCGACGCAATCGCTACGGAGTTCTCGACCTCGCTGGCCTTCCGCATCGACCAGTGCGGCTGGATCGGTGACGGCACCAGCCAGTACGGCGGCATCAACGGCGTCATCAACAAGATCAACGACGGCACGCACACCTCTTCGGTGGTGTCGGCCGCCTCGGGCAACACGGCGTTCGAGACGCTGGACATCGAGGACTTCCTGGCCGTGATGGGCAAGTTGCCCCTCTACGCCCGCCAGGGAGCGGCCTGGTATGTGTCGCCGGCCGGCTACGCCGCGAGCATCGCCCGCCTGAAGTACGCGGCCGGTGGCAACACCGTCGAGAACATCGGTGCGGCGGCTGGCGAGTCCTTCCTCGGCTACCCCGTGCGGATGGTGCATGTAATGAACAGCACCCTCGGTGCGGACGCCAGCAAGGTGAAGGTGCTCTTTGGCAACCTCTCCCTCGCCTGCATCTACGCCCGGCGTCGTGACTTCTCGGTGCGGCTGTTCGATCAGGTCTACGCGACCACCGACCAGCTCCTGCTCCAGGGAACGATGCGGTTCGATTCCGTTGCCCACACCCTTGGCACGACTTCGGAGGTCGGTCCCGTGATCGCTCTCCGTTCGGCCGCCTCGTGATAACAGGAGCCTCTGAAGCATGATCCACTCCCAGAACCATAAGGTCGTTGCGAACCTCGAGTCGGCCGCTGTCGGCGCGACCGCGACCGCCACGCTGACGATCGACACCATCGGCTACGATCACGCCAGCGTGACCGTGCTGCGGGCCAGCAACGCCAGCACGGTGTTCGCGAACGTCGTGAAGGTCGAAGAGTCAGACGACAACTCGTCCTACTCGAACGTCACTGCCCTGGTGGGCGGCGGCGTCGGCGGCTTCTCGATCCCGGCTGTCACTAGCACGGCCCTGACGTCCGTCCTCAAGCTGGACATCGACACGAAGGCCAAGAAGCGCTACCTGAAGGTGTCCTACACGCCCGGCGCCACGGCGAACGTGGCGATGGTGGCCCGCCTGGGTCGTGCCGAAGAGTCGCCCGTGTCGAACTCCGACGCTGGTGTCATCGGCCGATTCGTTGGCTAGTCCCGTACAAGCGGGACGGCCATGACGGCCGACAAAGGCGCAAGGATGCGCGCCCGCTCCTCACAAGGAGCGAACCATGCTGCTGCGTGTCGGTAATTGTGAAGCCGAGGTGAAGGTAGCCGCTCTGATGAGCGTCCCTCGCCTCGGCTTCACTGATAATTTCTTCTGCATCTCGCAGGCTCTCGCGCCGCACGGGATCGCCCCGATCAAATACACGGGCGCGTTCTTCGGTCAATGCCTCCAGCGGTGCATGGAACAGGTCGTCGACACGCACGACGTCGTGCTGACGATCGACTATGACACGATCTTCACCGCCAAGACGGTGGAAGCGCTCCTCGCCCTCCTGATGCACTCGGGCTTCGACGCCCTCGCTCCGCTTCAGACCAAGCGGGAGGCGAACACGGTGATGTTCGCCCTGCCTGGGATCACGCCGGACGAGAAGACAACGGTCGAAAACGACTGGTTCCAGAAGGTCGTCCAGCCCGTCGAGACAGCGCACTTCGGCTGCACGTTCATCCGCACCGCGGCCATCAAGAAGATGGCGAAGCCGTGGTTCCTGGCCGAGGCCAATGACGAAGGGACGTTCACGGGCGGCCATATCGACGAGGACATCTACTTCTGGAAGAAGTTCGCCGCCAGCGGGAACCGCCTGGGCATCGCCACCAACGTCAGCGTCGGCCACGCCGAACTGATGATCACCTGGCCCTCCAGGAGCGTCGAAGGCGGCAAGGTGCAGCAGCACACGACGGAGTTCTGGAACAACGGGAAGAAGCCGCCGGAAGGCGCCTGGGGATTCGTGCCATGAGGATTCGCGTACTGAAGTCGTTCGCCGGCTACCGCGTCGGGCAAGAGTTTGACTGGGGCGACGGCGCGGCGCGCATCTACATCGCCCGCGGCATGGTCGAGGAGATCGGCGAGCGTCGCCTGGAGGCCGCGACCGTCGAAGAGCGGAGCGAGCGGGCCACGATGCCGCAGCCGGCCAGGAGGAAGGCGAAATGACCGTCACCATCACCTACGGCTCGCCAGAGTATCCGTCGGCTGGCATCACGCCGTACCGCAGCCTCGTCAAGCACACCGCCCCGGCGGTCTATCCGGTGACGCTCGCGGAGGCGAAGACGCAGTGCCGCGTCGACACCTCCGACGAGGACACCTACCTCAATAGTCTGATCGCGATGGCGACCGAGTACGTCGAGAACGTGCTGGACGTCAGCCTCATCTCCCAGACGCTCGAGGCCCGCTATGACTGCTTCCCCTTATGGGAGATCATCCTCCCCCGCCCGCCGATGGCGAGCGGTACGGTGACGGTCATCTACCGCGACGAGGCCGGCGGCAGCCAGACGATCACCTCGGCGACGGGTGCGTTCCAGACCGACCACTACGCCACGCCCGGCCGCATCTACCCTGTCTACGAAGGCGTCTGGCCGGCGGTGCGGGGCGACGAGAACAGCGTCGTCGTCCGCTGGCCGGCAGGCTACGGAGCCAGCGGCTCGAGCGTGCCGAGCACGGTCAAGGGTCTGATTCTTCTCCTCGTCGCCCACTGGTTCGAGATGCGGCAGCCCGTGGTCACCGGCTTCAGCCAGGTGCTTCCCGTCCCGCAGACGTTCGACACGCTCCTGGCGGCGTCCGGCTGGGGAGGCTACCGATGAGCCTCCAGGCCCAGGTGCAGGCAAAGGTGCAGGCACGTTCGCAGTTCGCGAACGGCCTGACGACGGAGATCGCCGACCACCCGCTGACGTTCTTCTTCGACGTCGGCGACTGCACGAAGGTCTGGAGCGACCGCCGCACGTTCTCTGCTGGGTTGGACGAGGTCGACTTCTCGGCCATCGGCATCGGCACAGTGAAGCTCCTGTGCCTCAAGAACCTGTCGACGACGAGCCAGATCGCCCTGTCTGCGGGGTGGACGGGGAGCCAGTTCAGCCTGTTCCGGCAGGACGTCACGGCCTGGAACTTCTCACCGATCATCAACCTCGGGGCGCTGACGCTCCGCGGCTACCCGATCCGCGAGGGCGGCGCGTTCTTGCTGTCCTGCCCGAACTCGGCCGGCTTCGCCACGACGTCCGGCGGGAGCATCCTCCGCGTCGGCGGGACGACGGGCCAGAACTACGAAATCTACGTCATGGGAACCTGACCGATGGCACTCACCGCCCAGATCGCTCTCTCCATCCTTGCTCACGAGACGTCCAGCGGTGACTTGTCGCGGACGCTGCGGGCCACGCCGGCAAACTACGCACTAACGCTCACCGACGGCACCGGAGCCAACCAGGCGCAGGTGGCGTGGAGCGCGTCCGGGTCAACCCCAGGGTTCGGCGGATACGTTGACTTCAACCTTCAGTCCTTGCCAGACGACCGCGGCACCGTAAGCATGACATATGTCAAGGGAATCTACATCAAGAACACAAATCCAGGCGAGGCGCTACTCGTCGGCGCGGACTGGAATGATACCACGCCACAAAACAGGTTCTACTACCTTCCGCTTTACAGAAATCAGAGCGACGGTGCAGGGGAGCCGATCCGGCTGGCCGGAACCTCATTCTTTTTTGTGTTTTCTCCGTCCGAAGACGGCTATCAGGTCGGAGCGACGTCAAAGATCATTCGCTTATCTGCGACGGACGGAGGCGCTGCAAGTTACGAAATCGTCATCATCGGCGAAGGCACGGTCACATGATCATCGGGACCATGCGGGAGCGGGTCGCGATCAAGTCCCAGACGGAGGTGCGTAAGCCCTCCGGCGAGACGGTCATGGACTGGGACACCACCGTCGCCACGGTGTGGGCGAGCGTCAGCGGCCTCTCGAGCCGGGACATCCTCCAGGCCCAGCAGGCCAACGTCATTGCGACCCACCGCATCCGCATTCGCTACCGTGCCGACGTCACGCATCTCAACCGCCTCATCTGGCGAGGCCGTACGATGGAAATTGCGGCGGTCGTCGAGCGCGACAACCGCACGGCCCTGGAAATCCTGGCCCGCGAGGTGCAGTGATGGCTCTGACGCAAGGCTTCGGCGCGGCGCGCATTCTTGATGATGGGCAGACGTCCGTTCAGTCGGCCAACCAGTTTGTGACCGTGAGCACGGCCGGCGCTCGCGACCTTGTGTCCAGGTTTCTGGAGCTTGCCACCGCTGCCTCCGCTCCGTCGGTGCTTCGCAAGGCAGTCCGTAAGGCGTCCGACCCGCTGATGAAGGACTACGAGGCGAGGGCGAAGTCGCACGAGGCGACAGGAAACCTGTCGGCGTCAGTGACGCGAAAATACGTCGACTACCCCGAGGGCGTCGTGGCCGTCGTCGGCCCCCGCCAGACAGGGCCAGTCGGATCGACATCCGACAAGCGGTCTGGAAACCACGCATGGTTGGTGGAGTTCGGAACCGACGCCAGAAAGCCAGGAAGCCGAGGCCGCCGCGTTTACGTTAACGTCCACCAAAGCATCAACCGTCGGATGCGGAAGTCTGGCTCGTTCAATAACACACAGTTCGAGCAGATGGGGCGTGGATACTACTTCCTCATGGGAAGTATCAACGAGCCGAGCCGAAGGAACGGCAAGCCGGGATACTCGCGAGACTTCGCCGGCCCCGGCCCAGGCGGTGACGGACGAAAGCAGCATCCGATCGCGCTGGCCCCAGGCGAGACGATCGCGCCGATGAAGCCGCTGGGCCTGATGGAGAAGTCGATCTCGGCCACTGGGGCTTCCGTCCTGGCGGTCTTGCGGTCGACGTTGGAAGCCGAAATCAACGCGAGGGGCGGATGATCATCAAGCCCGAGGACTACGTCTACTACCGTCTGACGAGCGTCCCGGCGGTCGCCCGACTCGTCGGCTTCAACGTCTACCCGATCGCCGTGCCGAAGTCGGCGGGGTTCCCGTTCATTGTCTACAAGCGGCAGAACATCATCCGCGAGACGACGCTGTCGGGGCCGCTCTACGTCCCGCTCTTGTCGATCCAGATCGCCTCCTGGGCGCTCACCCACGACGCCGCCAGAGAGTTGGGGGACGAGGTGCGGCTTGCTCTGGATGGCAACACCGGCACGGCAATGGGGGTTACAATCAGTGATATGAGGCTCGTCAGCGAAACTGACGATTTCCTCGATCCTACGGCCGTCGGAGCACAACTCCCGCCGGCTTACGAGGTCAGGCAACTGTATCAGATCAGGTGGCAAGAGGCCGCCTCGTAACCCTACAGGTCACGACACTGGCGCAAGGAGGCGCGACTCATGGCAGGCGTTTCGGCACAGGGACTCACGTTCTCGTTCGGCGGGTCCAACCTCACGGTCACCTCGGTCCAGGTCAATGACACCCAAGACCTCATCGACGGCAGCCACCTGGGCATCGCCCCGAACGGCCGTCGGGAGTACGTCGGTGGCTTCGCGACCGACCGCGAGGTGCAGATCGACTACATCTCCACGAACATCCTCACGGCCGGCGTGTCCGGTTCTCTGTCGATCTCCGGCCCGATCTCGTTCAGCGGCAACGCGACCATCGCGTCGTCTTCGATCGGCGGTTCTGTCGGCGCCCTTGTCTCCGGGAGTGCGACGTTCCGAGTCGCGTAAGCGATGGCGGGATTCGCTGCCCAAGGGGCAACATTCACGTTCGCTGGCTCCCGCGGCAACTTCCAGGGAGCCGTCGTCGGGATCAGCGTCGAGACGCCGGTCGCGGAGGTCGTCGATATGACGTCTCCGAGCGACCCTTCTGGGACGTCCATCCTTGTCCCGACGGGCGAGTGGTCTGGCGGGAGCATCTCCCTGGACTTCATCGCCACGCCGGCGACCGGGGACGTCCAGGACATCGTCAGGGGCATCGGCCAACTGACGTTCGCATCGCCCCAGTGGACGGTGACGCGACGAGCAATTCTTGAGTCTGCCAGTACGGAGGCTCGTGTCGGGGAGTCGGTGCGAGGGATCGCAAACTTCAGAGTTACAGATTACGCAGGAACCTGATTCATGGCGTTGAGCAAGGCGAAGATTCTGGCGGCGAAGGATGTGAAGTTGTCCGAGGCGGTCCCGGTCCCCGAGTGGGGCGGTGACGTCTACATCCGCACCATCAGCGGCACCGAACGCGACAAGTTCGAGGAAGCCTACAGCGAGCAGAAGATGAAGGCGTTCCGCGTTCGCTTCCTCGTGATGACGCTGGCCGACGAGTCCGGTGAGCGGCTGTTCGCCGACGCCGACATCGACGCCCTCGGCGGCAAGTCCAGCGTCGTGATCAACCGTCTCTTCGACAAGGCGTGGCAGCACAACGCCTTCACCGACGAGGCCGTGGATGCGCTGGGAAACGGTTCACCGACCGCCCCGAGCGAAAGTTCTACTTCGACCTAGCGCTGGCGCTGGGCCGGTCGGTCAAAGAGCTTCTCGAGACGGTCGATTCGCAAGAGTTGTCGGAGTGGTACGCATACCAGCAGCGGTGGCCGCTGGAGAACAGTTGGCAACAGACTGCCAGGATATGCCGGACGATCATGGCGGCGTCCGGCAACTACAAGCGGGTGCCTGAAGAAGAAGTATTCATCCCGGCGTCGAAGCGGCCGAAGCAGTCGCAGGATGCAATGTTCTCCGAACTGATGAAGTTGCAGAAGCCTCAAGGATGAGACGATGGCCCGCGGCTACCTCGGCAAAATCTCGGCAGTCGTCTCGGCCAACACGGGCAGTTATGTCCGCGGCCTGAACGAGTCGGCTGCGCGGACCAGAGACTTCGCCCGCGAGGTGCAATCGACCCTGCGGCGAGCGTCTTCCGAGGCGTCCAAGTCCATTCAGGCGATCTACACGCCGCTCCAGCAGTTTGAGCGGGCGCTGCAAAACGCCTCTTCCTTGAAGTTGTCGTTCAAGGGCTTTCCTGGGGCAATCAAGACTGTCGAGGAGTTGCAGGCAAGCCTTGCCAAGCTCAAAGACTCCGACATCGACATTGCCGTCCGCACGAGCGGCCTGCGTTCGCTTGACGAACTGAAGCGAACGATCAACCAGATTTCGTCGAAGGACATCGACTTCGTTCGCAACACGGGCGGTCTGGACGCCGTCAAGCGGCTGCGGGCCGAACTCGGCAGCGTCGACAACTTCGTCGTCAAGACGGAGGTCAAGGTTCGGGCAGAGCAACTCGACGCAGTCATCGAGAAGTTCGCCGTCATCGACGACAAACAGATCGACGCTGTCATCAATGTTGTCGGCGAGAGGCAACTGGAGGCCACGCTCCTCAAGGAGCGTCAACTCCGCAGCATTGCCGACGGTCTAAGCGCGCCGCTCTCTGACGCGGTGTCAAAGTTCGCGCAACTGTCTTCGGAGGTTCAGGCCGCGTTCGTGCCAGCCCTGTCTCGAGCGCAGACGGGCGTGCAGAACATGACGGACGAGGCCGAGGCTGGCGTCGAGATTTCCAGGCGAAAGTTCAAGGAACTGGAAGAGCAAGTAAACCTGACGACGTCGGCTATCAATCGACTTGCGCAGGCGAACCAGTTGGTTTCAAGGTTGGGTGAAGGCGGCGGGCTGCGCGACGCAGCGCCGCGCCAGTTCGATGCCCTGAACCGCGCCGGCTCGCTGTTCGAGCGTGGCAACAGGCTCTCCGGCATGGAGCGGGCCGGCTTCGGCATCGCCGGCCAGGAAGATGCCGTCAGGAGCTACGCCAGGCAGATCGAGCAGATGCGGGCCATGCGGGAGCGGCTGGCCGCCGAGCAGTCGGACACCTCGCAGATCGACGCCGCAATCACGAGGACTACGCAGCGTCTTGAGGAGGAAGAGGCGGCCCTTGAGCGCCTGATCGAGTCGGCCGAACGATACAAGAAGGTTCAGGCGACAGAGTTTGTCACGTTCCCAGGCAACGCGACCGGCGAGTTCGGCCCACCTCGCCCGCCGCCCACTTTGGAAAACTTTGGCCCCGCTGCGCCGCCTGGTTTCTCGCAAGTGGCGAGTACCGACATCGGCCGCGACATCCTTGACTCACAGAGGCAACTTGAGCGCCTCCGCGGGTCGCTCGTGTCCGTCAAGTCGCAGGTGGAGTCGCTTCCGGCGTCTGTTCAGTCTCGATTCATTCCTGCGATCAGGCAGGCCGAGCAGGATTTTCTCCGCTTGGCGCGAGCGCCGCAGGCCGCCCAGCGAGAGATTGACGCCGCCGCATCCAGGCTTCAGCGGTTGGAACAGGCTGCGAAGCGTGCTGCGACGGCTGCAAGCCTTCAGTCATTCGGCGAGTTCACAAGCGACGCATCCGTCAAGCAGGCGACCGGCGAGTTGCAGGCGTTGCAGAAGGTTCTCATTCAGGTCGGCGCAACGGCAAATGGCGCCGCAGCCAAGGCATATGAGCAACTTCGCGAACGCATCGCGCGGGCTGTGCGGGAAGGCAACGCAGGATTTCCGCAAGTCCGTCGTGAGATTCAGCGACTCGAGGCCGCCGCAGCGAAGGCGGCGGCGGCGACTGGCCGCATCTCCGAAGGAAACGCCCTCCGTCAGATTAGCCGCGGCGGCGACATTGCCCGCGCTGGCATGGATAAGTTCTCGCTGGCTGCCCAGCAGGCGGGCTTTGCGCTGGACGACTTCTTCAGCGTTACAGGCGGCCTCGACCAGCGGCTTCGCGCCGTCGCGAACAACGTCTCGCAGTTGGCGTTCATTCTCGGCGGAACGGCAGGGTTGTTCACGGCTCTCGGCGTCACGATTGGCGCACAGCTATTGATCCCGCTGGCACGGTTCGCGCTCAACGCGAAGGATGGAGAAGACGCCGCCAAGGGCATGAGTTCTGCCTTGGAGTCTCAACGCGACCGCGTCAAGCAACTGGCAGACGCCTACAAGGAACTCGCCAGGAGCATCGCCGAGTCTGGGATGTCAGAGGGCGGTCGCGAGCAATTCAATCGCCTCGGCGAGCAGCAGGAGCGTCGTCGCCAGCAACAGGCCATCGCCCTGGACGCCGTGGCTGGACAAAGCCCGCAACTCGCCGCCGCGAGGGGGGCGGTAGCGGCAGCCGACAGGGCTATGGGCGACGCGACGACCGTCGGCCAAGCGCAGGACGCCGCCAGGGCCAGCCGGCAGGCACGCGCTGAACTGGCCCGTCAGGAGCGCCTGGCGTCGGCCCGCGTTCGGTCCCTTGCCGACTCTGCGCCGATTGATCGCCTTCGTCAGCAGCGTGCTTCTACCAGGGACGAACTGGCCCGCGAGAGAGCGCGGCGTCAAAACTCTGTCCTGCCGTCGATCCTGACGTTGGGCTTGAGCACATTCCTCCCTGGCTTTAGCACGAGCCGCAACCGCGAGAATGCCCTGCGTGAGCGTCTGGCAACGCAGCAGGGTGCCATCTCCCTGTCGCAGCAGCGGCAGACGGAAGATTTTATTACGCGCGGCCAGCGCATTGCGGGCCGATTTGCGCCGTTTCAGGAGAACGTTCAAGGATTCACGGCTACTGGATCGCGAATTGACTCATTCCTGTCTCGGTTCAACGACACCGCACAGCAGATCGCTGACGGGACACTGTCTGGCCGCGGCGTCGACAAGGCCACGAAGCAACTTGAGGCACTGGCGGCCAACCTTGAGCGTGCGGCGATCGCCGTTCAGGGCTTCTCCCAGGTTCTTGACTCGCAGGCGGGGCAACTTGCCGCCACTGTCGCTTCTGAAAGCCGCAGCCGCGAAGAGCAGTTGCGTCGCGACGCCAATGCCGCCGAGGCCCAGTTCGGACAAAACGATCCGAGAGTGGCGCAGGCGAGGCGCGACGAGCAGCAGGCCACAGAGGCTCGTCGAAAGACTGAACGCGACCGACTCAAGGTTGACGAGCAGATTTCTGCGGAGCGCGAGAGGTTCGAGCGAGACTTGCTGGCAGGGAGGGGCCGACAGGCCGACAGGGATCGTGCCGACGAGATTCGCCGGCAGCGGGCCATCGTCGATGACGAAACGCGATCTGCTTCCGATAAGGAGCGAGCCAGGCTGCGGGTTCAGCGACTTGAACTTGAGCAGGCGCAGAGTTTTGAGTCGCAGCCTGGCGTTGCGAGGCTTCGCAGGCAGGCAGACGAACTAAACATTCAAGATCAGCGCGTCGCGCAGGAAATCGAGTCGCGGCAGCGGGGCCGCGAGCTTGCGCTATCGGATCGCGAGCGAACGCGGCGCGAAATTGACCAGGGCGCCGTCGATCTGCGCAACGCCCTGCCGGAGATTGGTGCTGGAGGCGTGCAGGAGGCGGCCAGAAACCTTGTCGACCAACTGGCACCGGCCCTGGCGTCGCTGCGCGACGAGGTTCTCAATGCCCGCCTGCAAGGCCCGTCTCGTGCAGCCCTCCAGGTATCCGACATCAACACAGCGGAAGGCGCCAGGGAACTCAACCGCCTCATGCGGGGCGATGACTCCGCGCGGGACGTCAACCTCGTGGAACTTCAGAAGCAAACCGGCGTGCTCGAGGACATCAAGACGGCAATCGAGCGCGAAACGAACGTAGTTGTTGACCTGTAACTAGGAGCACAGCGGTGGCAGACATCTCGTACAGCATCACCATGAAGGTTGACAAAGACAACCTGTCGAACGCCGTCTCGGCGAGCGGCATCACGGCCACGATGGCCCAGGTTGGCCTCCAGTCGATGACGCTAGCACTCACCACTTCCGCAACGGCCATCTCGACCGCCTCGCTGTCCAGCGTCGGCATGGCGTTTCTTCGGAATCTGTCCACATCAACAACCTCGACGGCCCAGGTCGGCATCACGGCCGGAGGCTCATTCGTCCCGCTCTGCACGCTGCGGGCCGGCGAGCCGCAGATTTTCCGAATGACTACAGGCCAAGCGTATGCGGCCATCGGAACGAGCGGCACCCGCCTTCGCGTTGACATTACGGAGGGCTGAAGATGCCCAAGTTAGTCAAGGAAATCACCGAGGGCGGATCGAACGAGCGGTCGGCAGACGGCGGCCAGTTAGCCGACGTCTCCGTCCGCACTTGGCGCATCATCCTCAACTCGCCGAACGAGGCATACAACATCCAGGAGGAGATCGACGTCTTTATCGGCGATCTCCATCCTGTGAACACCAATGTCCCGTGCGTCGCCATCAGCGAGAAGGCGGAAGGCAACTCCCGCGTCGTCCGCGTCGTCACGGCGACGTATCAGACATCCCCAGGCACAGACCCGGAGAACCCAGGCAGAGACCCGCAGTCCGATCCGCCGGAAGCAAGGCCATTCCAGTGGTCTGTCAGTTGTCAGTTGATGGAAGTCCCGGCGACGGACGCGATCAACCTCGGCGACTTCCAGGGGCAGACGCTGCTTGGCATGGGGCTGCCCAAGCAGCCGTCGGACGATCAAGTCGAAGGGCTGACGAAACTCATCCCCATTGTCAACATCCGCGGCGAGCGAAGGCTCGACGGCATCCCAATCAATGACCTGAACAACGTCGGTAAAATGAACGAGGCAGACTTCGCGTTTTTCGGATGGAACATCCCGCGGCACAAGTGCCTGTTCCGGTCGCTTGAAGTGCAGCCTGTCGTCGAGCCGGGACGTCGGGACAACCCGCAGCCGTGGCGCGGCTACAGTTGCGTCTACGAGTTCTGCGTCAAGACCAGCAGCACCGACTGGAACATCACCTATCCGTTGTCCAGCTTTAACATCAAGAACGACGGCCTCGGCGCCGCCGACGTAGACGAAGGCGCTCTTAGCCTAGAACTGACAGATGGAGGAAAGATCAAGGATTGGCAGAACGGCCACACCTATGCCGTCGGCACGCAGGGACGCAAGATGCGGGCGAATATCCTCATCAATCACAGCGACGGCGGCGCGTCGCAGCGTCCGTCTGCGCAGCCTGTGGCCCTGAACGAGAACGGAACGCCGCGGAAGCTGGACGGTGACCGCAAGGTGCTCACCAAGACGGTCGTGGTTCAAGAGTCCATCCCGTTCCAGAACAACTTCGCCGCCTTCGGATTGTAGTCATGGCAGAAGGCTATCTCATCGGCCCTGGCCTACGCGACGCGATCAAGGAGACGATCACTCGCGTCGGGGAGATGCCGTACCGAGTGACTAGGAACGAGCCTCCGTCAAGGTTCGAGGACATTCCGTCCCCCGGCCAAAAGCTCAAGCGCGGCACCTACACCGGCTCGTGGGCCATCGGCACAACGGCCGTCGTGACGTTGGCCGGCTCGACGCAGACCTACGCGGTCACGAACTACTGCATCGACGCCGACGGGGACGCGGCATCGTCGGCCTCGTTCAACGTCGTCTTCGGCTCCGTCATGGGGACGCAGACGGCTGTCGAGATTCAGGTGCCGACGCAGACTTGCACGATGGTGGTGGGCGGTTTCGATCTGACCGAACTGCCGAACTACGATGCGGGCCAGATTCAACTCCTCGGCCACGGCGCTTCGGACACGAACTACACGGCCTGCCAGGGCTTGCAGTGGTACAGCGTCATCTCCTGCTCGACCTCGACGGTGTCGATCACATGACGCTCATCACCTTCACAGACGGCAAGCCTGTCCTGCGTGACGGGAAGGTGGGAACGGAGCAGGCGTGCTGTTGTGGATGCTTCGGGTGCGTGATAGACGGCCAAGTGAAGTGCCAATACACGACGAAAGAGTCGTGCGAGGAATGCACTCGCACATACCAATGCCACGAGCGCGTGAACACTGAATGCGACGGCGACTGCCCGGAGGGGTATGAGCCGTACACCGACTCTCGCACGGCCATCCGAATCACGTTCGCAAATAACTGCTGGCCTCAATCCTATTTCGACTACTCCACAAACACGTCGTTCGTTTACTTCGCCGTCGTAGATGAAGTCGTAATCGGATGCGGCCAAATCTTGTCCGCCACGATTGCATCGCAGTCCGGCAAACTCGCCAAACTCGGGCACGTTGCACCAACGGTCACTGCCGCCCCGCTGGATTCGTCGTATTGCGTCCAGGGAGGTTCGGGCGCCGTCCTGGGCGTGACGCTTGAAGAAGTGGACGACCCTCTCGGCTGCGGGCTTCGAGTTTGGCGCGTCGCATCTGTCCAGGTCATCAGCGGAGGCAGCGGCTATGTGGCCGACCAATACAGTGGGTGCCCGACTATCGCCTTCACCGCGGGCCTCAGCCGCGAGCCGCCAACACTGACGGCGAGTGCTACTGGGGGTTCCGGGGGCAGCCTGACAGTCTCAATCGCAGAAAACGCTGTCAGCCCAAAAACATGGCGAGTCTCGGGCATTGCGGTAGCGGCAGGAGGGAGCGGATACGCTGACGGAGCATCCGTCACGGTCACCGCCGCCGCCGGCGACACCACGCAGGCGGGCGCGACGGCCAGCGTGCGCACATCACGAGTCGCCCCGACGGTTGCCGTTAACCAACTGGGCGCACCGTTCTGCAACGGCACGGGAGCCGTCGTTACGGTCACGATGGCAGAAACAGCCAACTGGCAAGGCTCTGGCCGATCTGTGTGGCGAGCCACTGCATTCCAGGTCGTGAATGGCGGATCTGGCTACGTCGAGTGGGATTTGTTTTTCGTCACCGTAACCGACGGAACTATGTCGGCGGAGGCGGACTGCTACGTCTTGTCCGTTGACGAGAACGGCGCCGTTCTGGAAGTTGAGTTGTCTTCCATGGGCGTGTATTACAAGAACACGGGCGTCATTGAGTCTGTCGTTGTCAGTAACGCAGGTCAGTATTACGGTGCAGACCCAGAACCAAACCCCATCACATTGCAGGAGGCATCAGCCCAGGTCGCGGAGGTTGACGAAAACGGCGCAATACTCAGCGTTGCCGTAACCGACGGAGGCGCGTACTACCGCGAAGTCCCGACAGTCGACCCATATGTCGCGACGCCCACTGTCACCATCACTGGGGGATACGGTTCCGGGGCCGTCATCGTACCCACAATCGACACGGACACCTCGAGCCCGACATTCGGACAAATCACATCTCTGGATGTCACCGACGGAGGATCGGGTTACCTCGCGTTGTGCGAGCGCACTCGATCAGTATCGTCCTGCGAAGACTGCCCGCCGCGCGACTTGCCTGAATACAGTCAGTGTGACCAGGCGTCCGCCGAAGGCCCGTGCGGCACATGGCAGCGAGTGGACTGCGACGAAGTCGACCCGGAATCCCCGTGCTGCGAGTCATGTCTGCCGGAGTGTTCTTTTGTTCCGCCGTCATGGAGCGGCCAAACGGCGGGTGGATACTACAGGCAGTCCACTCTGAACGTCGTACCAAACTCAATGTGGGGAGCGGCGCCTTACAGGCAGGACTGGACAGCCCCACCTGGATGCACGCTGTGGTGGGAGGAAATCAGAGTGAATCAGACAGAGGAAACGGCAAACCTCTGCTACACAAACCCCATTAACGGCAACAAATCCTACGCCTTTCGTACTTGGGTTCTCCACAGAGTGCTGCTGTTGGACTGTAGGACGCAGGAGGTGCGAGACATAACATCTGAAGCGCTTTCCGCTCCGTATGGCGGCGTGTTGTGCCTGTGGAACCTCCAGTGGCTTGGGAACACACCCCCGCCGTGCGACGAGGAGGACTGTATTGGCGACAACCCTGGGTTCCCAGGGGAAACATGGAGCATCGCGTGCCCATGAAAAACTTTGTGATCGCAGTGGAGCGAGGCGACAGGCCGCTAACATCTCAAGAACTATACGCCGCACTGTCAGATGGACGCGCGAGGATTATTTCTAGCAGCGACGACAGCAAAGACGGCGAGCCATCGGCGGCGGCTGTTGCCGCTCCATCCATGCTCTCTAAGGCCGCGAACTTCGCCACCTCGGCCGCGAAGCACATCGCCGCCGGGATGCCCCAGTGCAGCGACGAGGAGCGGGAGCGGCGATTCGCCATCTGCCAGGGCTGCGAGTTCTACGACGGATCGGCGTGCTCGAAGTGCGGTTGCCCGGTCGTGCGGGAGTCGCGGTTCGTGAGCAAATTGTCATGGGCCAACGAAAAGTGCCCGGTTGGCAAGTGGGGCAAGGAAGCCCAAAAAGCCGTGGACAACCCCTAGCCTACTTGTCACGATATTACCTATGGCCGGCGACCACCACTTCACCATCCACGGCGTCAAATGGCTCCTCCGCTTCACGCGGCTGCGTGGGCGGGCAGCCGGGTGGGCGTACTTGCCTGATGCCAAGAACCCGAAGATGCCGCGGAAGATTCTGATCGACGAGCGGCTCACGGGCCGCGCCCGCCTGGAGACGATCCTGCATGAGTGCATCCATGTCTCGTTCCCCACGGCCAGCGAAGAGCACGTTACCGAGGCCGCCAGAGACATCTCCCGCGTCCTCTGGAGCCTCCGCGACGAGTCTCCTTGACGCCGTCGTCGCGACGCTCCCCGACACCTACCACGGCATCGGCTACTGGATCGACAACGTCGCCCCCGACGCCAGGGCGGAATTGGACGAGATCAAGCGGCAGTTTCGGGCCGGCGCCATCAAGACCCCGCGCCGCACGCTCGCCAAGGCGATCGCCAAGCAACTCAACGAGCGCGGCATCTGCCGGATCGGATTCCCAGGAGTCGAAGCATGGCTGCAAAGGGGCTGAAGGCGGCGATCATCTCGGCGCTGCCTGCGGAGACGCCGGCCGCGGACTCCGAACAGGTCACGCAGCGGCAGGACGGCGACACGCTGGAGGCGAAGAGCACCTCGCGGCGGATCAAGACCGTCGAAGATTTGTTGCGGCATATCGAAGCCGACATGACCCGCTACGAGGTGGCGGCCAGCGAGGCCACGAAGTGGGAGTGTGGCGATGGCGAAGGCGGCAGCATTGAACTCCACCGGGTCTTCGTTCGCCTCAAGCCCAAGGCCGGGCCTGGAGTGCTTGAGTGCGTCGAGGGGTTGATCAAGGCGGCCGGGAAGAAGCTGCGCCAGCACAAGCCAGCGGCCCGCAGCAGAAAAACGCGGAAGGACGGCCTCTGGCAAGTTCTCATCGTCTCTGACACGCATTTTGGGGCGTATGCGTGGAGCAAGACGACCGGCGGCGCCGACTATGACCTGGGCATCGCGGAATCGCGAGTGACGGCGGCAACGAATCGGCTGTTTGACGCTGGGGACGAGTACCAGCCGGCCCTCCGCACGATCGCCTTCCTTGGCGACCTGTTCCACTTCGACACGCCCGCAGGCACGACCACCAGCGGGACACCGCTCGAGCGGGACGGACGCATCCAGAAGGTCATCAACGTCGCCTCCGACGTTCTCCTTGGCATCGTCGAGCGGTCAGCGGCGACCGTCCCGACGGACGTCTTCACCGTCAACGGAAACCACGACGAAGTCCTGACATGGGCGTTTCAGCGAATACTCCTAGAGCGCTACCGCGGAGTTTCGTCCGTCAACGTGAGAACGCAGTTCACCGGCCGCCAGTACGCCCCATACGGGCGGAACTTACTGGGCTTCTGCCACGGCCACAAAGCCAAGCGGAAGCTGCCCCAGATCATGGCGCTCGAGCAGTCTGCGGCCTGGAGCGAGAGCGTCTATCGGGAGTGGCACACGGGCCACCTCCACCACCAGGCCGCCGAGAACAACAAGCCGCTGGACACGCTTGATGGAGTCATCGTCAGAACGGCCCCAACGGTCGTCCCGCCAGACGATTGGCACTCGGCCGGCGGCTTCATTGGCGCGAGACAGTGCATGGAGACGTTCCTCTACCGCCCCGAGGGCGGGCTGGTGTCGATGCACGTTGCGGGGGCGGAATAATGGCTACTCTCCCCTACAACACACCGATCGACTGGCTCCGCATCGCCGCCCAGGAGGCCGCTGCGGGGAGCCACGATATGCACACCCAGAACGGCGCGATCCTGGTGCCGCGGGGCGCGGCCTACGTCTGCGTCGGCGTCAACAAGGTGCCGGCGGGCGTGTGGGCGGCGCCGGATCGGCTCGCGCGGCCGGCGAAGTACGAATACATCGAACACGCGGAGCGGATGGCGATCTATCAGGCCGCGCGGGTCGGCACGCCGACGCTGGGGGCGACGCTTTACTGCCCCTGGTTCGCCTGCATGGACTGTGCCAGGGCGATCATCGTGGCCGGGATCACCGAGGTCGTCGGCCATGTCAAACCGCGGGCCGCGACGCCGGAGCGGTGGACGTCGAGCATCGTCAAGGCCGAGGCCATGCTCCGCGAGGCGAACGTGTCGATGCGGTGGCTCGCGGAGCCGCTGGGGGTGACGATCAAGTTCGACGGCCAGGAGATGACGCTGTGATCATTGGACTCTGCGGGGCCGCCGGGGCGGGGAAGAACACGGTCGCGGCGTGGCTGGCATTCCGCGGCTACAGGTGGATCGCGTTCGCCGATCCGATCTATGACGCCGTGTCGGCGATCACTGGGCTGACTGTTGAGCAGTTGCAGGACAGGAGCCGCAAAGAGAACGCACTCGGGTGGATCAGTTGCTCGCCCCGGAGACTCCTTCAGACCCTCGGCACCGACTGGGGCCGAAACATGATCCATCCCGAAATCTGGGTCATGGCGACCATGCAGAAGATCGAGTCCTCGCCGGGGGTCAATTTCTGCATCACCGACGTCCGCTTCCCCAACGAGGCGGCGGCCATCAAGGCCCGCGGCGGCGTCGTGTGGCGGGTGGTGCGTCCCGGCTTTGGCGTCCTGGATGGCGCGACGGCGAGCCACGAGAGCGAGCGCGGCATTCCCGACGAATACGTCGACGACGAGATCGTCAACGGGGGCGGCATTCTGGCGCTCCAGGCCGCCGTCGATGCCGCAATGAGCCGGCTACTGGCCGCTACAATGGTGGTATAGCCCCGTGTAGCACGCCCCGTGAGGCCCATAGAGGCCCGCAACGCACAAGGAGGTGCCTGCGATGGAACCGAAGATTCGGCGGAAGTTCAAGGCTCTCCCCGTCACGCTGTCCACGGCGACCGCTGCGGCCACCACGATTCGCTGGGACGACATTGCCGGCGGCGCGGTGCTTCTCGGCACCGGCGCGACCGCAGCCACCTCGATTCAACTCTGGTGCAGCGGCACGACAGACGGCACGTTCGGCCGGCTCTATGACGCCAGCGGCAGTGCGGCCGACATCACCTTGGCCCAATCGGCCACCGAGGCCCGCGTTTACGCCCTCCCCGACGCCGCCTACGGCGTCGGAGCGCTGAAACTCGTCGCCGGCCAAGCCGCCGGCACGGCGGTGTCGTGCGTCGTCCTCCTCAAGACCTGACGAGGGGGCTACCGTGACGACGGAGGAGATCAAGCAGAGCGTCCTGGACACGTTTCTCCGCATCGCCGACAGGTTCGGCGTGCCGTGCGTGATTCTGGCGGTCGTGATGTTCTTTGGCCGCGAGGCTGCGATCGCCCTGCACGGCACGGTCGTCGAGCCGATGGTGAAGTCCCATGTCGAGTTCCTGGACACGACATCGGAGACGCTCAAAGAAATCGGACAGGTGCAGCGCCAGCAGGCCGTGACCCTGCAAGAGTTGGCACACGGGCAGCGCGAACTGCATCAAGTCGTGCGGTCGGTGGTCGAAGAACAGACGAGGAACTGACCGCATGGGCATGAACCCCCGCACCCTGCGTCCTGGCAGCACCTTCACGCCGCGCTCCATCTCTGGCCTCGCCCTCTGGCTGGACGCGGCTGACGGCTCGTCTTTGTTTCAGAGTGACGCGGCCGGAGCCAGTCCAGTTGCCGCCCCCACCGACATAGCCGGATGTATCGGCTGGTGGGACGCCAGCGATGCCGGAACCATCACGGCAGACCCTACTACCAAGCGAGTGAGTCAATGGGCAGGCAAGGTTGGCGGGAAGCATTTCACTCAACCAACCACCGCAAGCCAGCCATTGCTGGAGGAAGCCACGCTAGGCGGCCGAAACGTCATTCGGCTCAACGCCGCCGCGCAAATGACGGTAGCCAATGATAAAACGACATGGAACTCGCTGCACCAATCTGGCGGCAGTGGCGGATGGGTCTTTGTCGTACTTCAACCATTCAATACCACCTCCACAGAGCAGTGGGGAAGGTTCCTTGCGACAGACGGATGGCAGTCCATCAACGCAGGTTTTAATGTGTTTTTGGACGACAGGGCATCGCTGGGCCAAAGTGGTTCGGTGCGATGCGGCATCTCTCGCGCTGTTGGCGGAAGTAGTGCCGCAGACTCCATCAACAACACGACGGTGCCAATAGACACGGCCGCCTATATAACGTCGCTGCGATTCGACCCTAACAACGCGACAGCGCAGGAGCGGCTGCGCCTGTTTGTGAACGGCGTCGGTGGCAACAACATTGTCATAAACAGCGGGGCAGCGAGTTCTGCAAACGCTTCGGCCGATCTTTCCCTTGGGCTTGCCGGTCAGTCTACGACCGGGTTCGTTGCGGAAATCATCATCTACGGAGCAATGCTTAGTTACACCGACCGCGCCCGCGTCGAAGCCTACCTCGCCGCGAAGTGGGGGATCAGCGGAGTCCACGCACAGGCAACGGCGACCAACGATCCGGTGGGGTGTTGGAGAGACAAGTCTGGGAACAACAGGCACGCCACGCAGGCGACGGGGGCGAACAGGGCTACTCTTTCAACGGCGTCCTTGAACGCAAAACCGACAATCAGCAACAACGGCACAGGAGCAGTTTCACTTGCAACACCATCTTGGGCCTATACATCCGCAAATACGGCGATTGCTGTCTTTAGAGGGAACGCGATAAATCAAGGCGTATACCAGCGGGGAAACCTAAACGACCAGCCTCGCATGGCAATTCAACAGGTGCCGCTTGCTGTCTGCGCAACGCGCGGAGGAACTATTTCAACGCAGACAACATCGAATATGGCTTACACGGCCAGCCAGTGGGCAATAGCAGGCACGCTGTTCAATACATCTCTTGGGCAGGCGTACAGGGATGGCGTGTATGGGACAGCCACCACTGACTCCCAGACGTTCTCTGGAGATTATCCGATAAGGCTTCTCTCATTGCCGACAAATATCTACGGCCTGAACGGAGGGATTGCAGAGTTTATTTACTATGACCGACAACTAAGCGCGGCAGAAGTTTTGCGTGTGTCGCGCTACCTCGCCGCCAAGTGGGGCATCACCCTCGCCCCGCAAGTCAGCAACGCCGATGCCCAAGACTGGATCAACCGCGTGTACGCCAACGGCGGCACCGTCTCGTCCACTACGGCGACGGCGGTGAATACGTTCTGCAACGCCATCGACGAGGCGAACATCCGCGACCGCTTCTACCGGCTCAATCTCTTCTGCGGCACCGCTGACGCTTCGCTGATTGCCGTCAGGACGCCGCTTTATCGCGGGCAGTCGCTGGGCGGCACGCAGTTCGGGAACACGCTGGATACCAACGTCAACTTCGCCATCACCGACTATGCAGAGACGGGGGCGAGCGGGGGGCTGCTTGGCAACGCCGCGTCGAAATACCTAGACACCGGGTTCAACGCGAGCGCCGCTGGGCTGACAACAAGCAGCGTGCATATGTCTGCGGTGTGGACTAGTTACGCCCACCCAGCGAATGGCAATTGGTTTCCGCTGTCGATTATCAACGCGGCGGTAAATGAGCGTTTCTGGCTAAATCCAAACGCGAATAGCACTCCAACGACAGAAGTAACAAGCACTATTGGGCAAGCAAACCCAAGTCTCCAGTACCAGATCGCGGCCACAAACGGCGCAACGATTCCCGGCGGTTTGTGGACTGCGTCGCGCACCAGCACAAGTGCATTTGCGGTTTACGAGGGCGCGACCTCGCGGGCGTCAAGTTCGACACTAATCAGCACGGCATCTCTGCCATCTACAGCCATGACCGTCTTCGTTCGATGGAACGGCACAGCCTTCTTTGGCTACTCCGGGCAGCGGCTACGCGCATACAGCGTTGGTCTTGGGATGGATGCCGGGCAGGTGCAGTCTTTTAACTCTGCAATGACGACCTTCCAGGCCGCACTGGGGCGAGTATGACCCTCTCCGACATCGAACTCCCGCCGTCCGAACAGTTCTGCCGAGAACACGCATTGGTGTTCTCGCCGCAACTGGCCCAGCGGCTCGCGGAACTGCACGCCGAGTACGGCAGGCCAGACTGCATCGCCATGCCGCGACAACTCACAGACGGCAGGCTCATGCTCCCAGCCACGCTGCTCTATGCGATCCAGCCGGGCGGATGGCTGCATGCGATGTGGGAAGCGGCCGACAAGGCGATGTTGCTGCCTGCGGTGGAGGTGATCCCTTGGAGCGAGGCGGTGGCGTTGCTGCCGGTGGAGGCTAACTGACTTTCGGCAGGACGTCGGGTGCGTTCGTGTCGGGCCGCACGATCCTCGGGTCCAGGTACTTCCTCGTGACGGCCGGACTGGAGTGGCCCATCAGCGTCTGCGGGTCGCCGCCGGCTGCGGCGTAATACGAAGCCGACGTCTTCCTGACCCGGTGGAACTTGCTCATCCGGTCGTTTGGCAAACCCGCCCGCTCGCAGATGCGGCCGAGGCGGTGCCAGATCAGGGTGTAGCTGCGATCCCAGTCGTAGACAAGTTTTCGCTTCGTCCTCGTCGCCATGATGGCTTCGTAGCACTCTGGTGGGATCGGTCGGTAGATGTCGGCTCGCTGTCCCTTTCGGCCCTCGGCGCGAAAGACCACCGCCTGCGGCTCGACGTCCTGCCACTCGAGCGCCAGCAGGCCGCCGATCCGCTCACCCGTCCAGTACGCGGCCTGGAGGATCGAGCGGAACCAGAGGGCCGCCGGCACGCCGCAGATTTCGCCCTGCTCGCCGTCGCAGGCGACGAGGAGTTTCCTGAACTCGTCGATCAGCCACGCTCGAGGCACCCGCTCCGGCACGCGGATCGTGCGCATCTGCGGCCAGGGGCAGAGGCCACGGCGGGCGGCGAACTCTGCCAGCGCGTGCAACTGCGCCCTGTCTTTCGCTGCCGTCCCGACCGACCGCGTCTTCAGACGCCAGGCCAGGAACTTGGCGAGTTCCAGTTCATCCAGGTGTTGCTCTACTGTCGGCTCGACGCCGCCCAGGAATTGACGATACTTCTTGATCGTCATCTCGTAGATGCAAACCGTGCGATCGCTGATTCCCTTCAGCGGGGCGTAGAGATCGCTAAGAAGCTGGTGCAGCGTCAAGGTGGTGTCTCCCTCGTAGGAAGTACCACATCCTTGCGATTAGGCAAACGAGCGCATCATGCGTTTCGTGAGAATCAACAATTTTTCCGCCCGGCAAGAGGGAAACTCGGCACCCATGGTCGCAGTCCACATGGCACGAGCGATGTTTTTTGCCTCGACGGCAGACTTTGCCGCCACCGTGAACTCGTCGGCGTCAAACACATCGCCGTCCTCCCACTCGACCAGAACCGTAAATGTCCGCTGCCCCACACCGGCCTCCTTTCCGCGGGTTTGTGCATCCTGCTGGCTGCCCCCATTCGAATCCCCTATCCTCCATTCGTCAAGTCCATCGGGAGCGGAAAAATGGCAAAGGCGGGAAAGGTTACCTATCTTGCCCAAGCCGTCGGCTCTGCCGAAGCCGCCGGCATCATGGGCATCCACTGGACACAGCCCGCCAGGATGGTCGAGAAGGGGCAGTTGACGTCCCACCTCGTCACCGGATCGCTCTACAGCGACGATCCCAGCCGCACCTACGCGATCTATGACGGCGGCGAGTGCGAGGCGAACTACCAGGACTATGACGAGCGGTTTCGGGCATCCGGCGGCAAAACGGAGCGTCGGCCACGCTCGTGGCTCCACACCCGCCCCGACGCCCTGCGGCACCTGAAGTCGGTGAAGGAGCCGATCGCCTTCGCCGACGCCATCGGCATGGCCGAGGCGGCGAAAATCCTCTGTGTCCACCAAACCCTGATCCCGCGGCTCATCGCCAGCGGGAAGGTCGTCGGCCGCAAGCCGTGGAACCCGAGGGGGAAGACAGGGTCGAAAGTCTTCATCATCTCGCGGCGTTCGTGCCAGGAGAACGTCAAGGAGATGCGGGCGCTCGAAGCCGCCGGCAAGAAGCCGGGACGGACCAGAAAGAAAGTGTCTTGACCTGTAGGCTGCTTGTCCGATACATTCCTCCACGCTCATGGAGGAATGCCAGTGCTTTGGCAGCATCAGGAAGACGCGATTCGCTGGGCGCTCGACCGCCAAGCGGCGATTTGGCATCACGGGATGGGGTCGGGCAAAACGCGGACGGCGCTTGAGTACCTGCGCCGGATCGGCGCGAACCGAACGCTCGTCTGCTGTCCGAAGGCCGTGATCCCGGCCTGGAGCAAGCAAATTGGGATGTGGTTTCCCGAATTGCGCGTTGTCGCGCTCGAGCAGAACGGCTCGGCAGCGAAGGACAAGGCAGTCGTGGCTGCCCTGGCCGACACCTCGCCGGTCCTCGTCATCACCAACTACGAGAGCGCGTGGCGGCTGAAGAGCGTCGAAAAGGCGAAGTGGGACTGTTTCGTCTGGGACGAGATTCACCGTCTCAAGAGCGCCACGGGCGTGGCGAGCCGCTGGGCGGCGAAGATGGTGAAGAACAACCCGACGGCCCGCCGCCTCGGCCTCACCGGCACGCTCATCCCGCACTCGATCCTCGACGCCTGGGCGATCTACCGGGCCATCGAATCGCCGACCTGCGAGACGTTCGGGACAAGTTACACGCTCCACAAGGCCAACTACGCCATCTTCGCCAACGGGCCACAGAAGTTCGTGGTCGGCTTCAAGAACCTGGCCGTCGCCAACAAGAAGATCGCGGCCACGACGCACTACGTTCGCACCACCGACGTCATAGACCTCCCGCCGATCTCGTTCCACGACGTTGCCTGCGACCTGTCGCCGAAAGAGTCAAGCCTCTACCGCGAGGTGGAGAACGAGTTCTGTGCGATCTGCGACTCCGGCTCGGTCACGCCGAAGAATGCCCTTGAGCAACTTCTCCGGCTCCAACAAATCTGCGGCGGCTATGTCAGGTTCGATGACGAAAAAACTGCGTCGCGAATCGACGAGCATCCGGCCAAGGCGAAGATGCTGTGTGATATGCTGGAGGACTTGCCCGCGTCGGAGCCAGTAGTGATTTTTTGCCGGTTCAAAAGCGACATCGAGGCGGCGAAGAGCGTCGCCGAGGCTCTGGGGCGGAAGGTCAGCGAACTGTCTGGCGACCGCAACGAACTGGCCGATTGGCAGCAAGCACAGACATCTGTTCTCGTCGCGCAGATTCAGTCGGGCGGCATTGGCATCGACCTGACGCGGGCGGCCTACTGCTGGTTCTACAGCCTCGGCTACTCGCTCGCGGAATACGAGCAGGCCGTCGCGCGGTTGCACCGCCCAGGCCAGACAGCGAAGACCGTCATCTACCACCTTGTCGCAACGATCAGCGGCCGATCCACCGTGGACGGCCGGGTCTATGCGGCACTTCGTGAACGCAAGGAAGTCGTGAATGAACTCATCACAGGCTACAAGCACAGACAGCACGCTCTCAACCGTGCTCGCTGAAATCGCCGCCATCGATAAGCAGATGGTCGAGGCCAATGACCGCATCGACCAACTTAAGGCTCGCCGCCAGCACCTCGAGTCGCTGGCCGTCGAGGAGATGACGACACAACGCCTGGACGGAGTCAGGGTTGCAGGGAGGTCGTGGAGGGTCGAGTTCGACCACTTCATGTCGGTTACGGAAGACCGCAAGGAGGCCGTCATCGAAGCGGCGAAGGCTGCCGGCTGCTGGAAGCAGTTGGAAAGCGTCAACACCGCTCGGCTGAAGAGCCTCCTGCGTGAGATGGCGAAGGAGGCGGGCAAGGACGCCCGCTCCTCCCACTCCGAAGGCACCCCGTTCGCTGGTCTTGTCGGGGAGCACGTTGCCCCCCGGCTGCGTCATGTCACGGTTGGCTGACGCTGGTTTGATTGTCTACATGCAAGGAGAAAAGCATGACGACTGCGATTTCGACGAAGACGATCGACTATCCCGCCCTGCGGGCTGACAGTCGGCAGATGCGGATCATCGAGGCGAACCTCGATGGCGAGCCGATGAACGAGCAAGACCTCGTCCGGGTGAAGACCCCGGCGGGCGGTGGGACAAAGTGGACGGTGCCGGTGAACGGGAATGACGAGTCGTTCGACGAACTCGTCGGCCTGTGCGTCGGCATCGCCAAGCGCGGTGTGCTCTGGCCCCAGGACGACCCGACGGATCAGCGGCCTGTGATCGTGACGAACGATCTCCTCGTCGGCTACCGCGTGTCGGATGACCTGGGGACCATCGACCCCAAGGCTCTTGAACGGCACCGTATTGGTGACCGTCGTTTCGACTGGGCCGCGCTCGCGAACTCCCCGGAGTTCGGCTACGGCTCGGCCCGTGGCGGTGCGGGCAAGCGGTGCAAGGAGAGCCGGATCATCGCCATCCTCCGCGAGGGCGACGTTTGGCCGATCCTGGTGACGGTCGGGCCGGGGAGCCTGCGCGGCCTCCTGCCGTTTCTGAAGCGTCTGCCCTCGTTTCACTTCGAGTGCGTCATCGGGCTGAAGCTCGAGAAGGCGAAAAGCAGCGGCGGCCAGCCGTACAGCGTGATCGTCCCTCGCGTCGTCGGCCTCGTCAGCGAGGAGCAGGGCGAGGTGGCGCGACGCATCTACGTCGAGCCGCTGAAGCGGATGTTCTCCGCTCCCCCGGCCGGCGCGATCGTCGAGGTCGGCGGCGACCACGACGAGGAGTGATCACGGCGGCCTGGCCGGAGGCCCAAACCACGACTCATCACCGTGGACCGGCAGGCCCAGCCCGTCAGTGGCGTTGTAACGACGGGAAGTCTGTCTGACCCTCTGGCGTTTTCCCTTTCCCGCCACGGCAGCGGGCGACCAACGCCCCTCCCGGCCCCTGCGACTGCGGGGCCGGGAGGGGGTCTTTATCCAAACGGAGTTGGATCGTGAAGTTCACCAACAACGAAAAGTCCTACAGTCGAAACAGGAGGCTCTTTAGGGTCGTCTCCTGGTACTGGGAACTCTTGGAGTCACGCGGTTTCGGCCAGGACCGAGACGGCAAATACGCCGGCCTGGCGCCGCTCCCGCGATGCTCGACGCCCATCGTCGAAGTCAACGACCACAAGGGGCGTCTCACCGTTTACTGGAATGGCGAGCCTAGCGCCGACGAGAAGCGGTTGATGGAGTTGGCCTGGGTCCATGTCGGCGAAGAGGAAGCATCGGACGTTTCCCATGTCATCGAGGAGGTGTGCAGTGGCATTTGAGTTCGACCCAGACGCCATGTTCAAGGCGTGCGCCCACTACCTGTCGAAAGGTCTAGTCCTCGTCCGCGTCCACGGCATCTACCCAGACGGCAGATGCACATGCGGCAACCCAGAACACGCCATCGGCAGGGCCGGAGAGCGTAGCGTCGGCAAGCACCCAGTCGGCACAGACTGGGGCAACCGATGCGCAACGACAGAGGATCAGATTCTGGAATGGCTCGAGGACGGGATTCCGTTCAACGTCGGATGCTTGATGGGGCCGCGTGGCGGCGTGATCGACAGCGAAGACGACTCCATCGAGGCGAGGAACTACCGCAAGTCGATCGGCATGGACGGCCTGGAAACGCCGACATGGACGAGCGGAAAGTCCACGCACCAGTTGACGCGATGGGATGACCGGCTCGCCGACTGCAAGGGGACTGACGAGCCTGGCGGCCTTGAGGTTCGCATCGGGGCAGGCGCTGCCGCGATACAAAGCGTCCTTCCTCCGTCGTGGCACCGCTCCGGTGTGCAGTACGAGTGGAAGCCCGGTTTCACACTTGAAGACGTCGACATCGCGCCGACGCCAAAGGAACTCCTCGTCGCCCTGTGCAACAACGTGGGCCGTGGAGCCGGCAGGAAGCAGGAGGGGCCGGTAAGCGCCATCCTGTTTGGAGAGATACCAGACGGAAAGCGGCACCGGGCGATCCTCCGCTGGACATGGTGCAAGATCGTCAACCAGCGCAACCCGCTGGATCGGATGCAGCAGGAGATATTGACCCGCGAGGTCATGCTGCTCGCGGAGCACAACTGTCGACCGGCGGCCGACCCGGACCACGTTCGCAACATCATCTCTGACTGCTACGAGCACTACCGCAGGAAGTCGGAAGCCGGATGGAAGCCAACGGACGATGATTGCACCGAGAAGGCTACCGAGGCTGAGATCACGACGATCGAGCGGGCGGCCGACGAGGAGGCGAAGCCGAAGGGGCCGCGTGCCGGCAGTGCCTTCGAGCTTTACGGACTCAAGCCTGTGTCGTCGAAGAACGACGCATACGAGCCGGGCGACTGGAGCATCGAGATGATCCACTCCGACCCGCCGGAGATCGTCCTGGTTGTCCCCGCGTGGAAATACACCGCCTGCAAGGGCAGAATCCACATGACGCTGGACACGTTCAGGTCCGCGCCGAAGGTCGCATCTGCGGTATTCAACGCCACCAGGACGTACATCCTCGACGGAGACGGTGGCCGGTGGCACCGAATCTGGAAGGGCCACGACGGCACCAAGGAGAACGGCTACGTCAGCACGCCGGGCCTGATGGAACTCCTCATGCAGAAGAAGCGCGAGGAGGATGACATCGAGGTCGGAACCTCCAGCCTCCGGTACGCCCAACTGGCGGCCTACGTCCTCCAGTCATTCAAGAAGGCCACGAAGCCGCGAGACGAGGAGAAGCCGGAGCCGAACGAGTCTGGACGGCCATGTTGGGTGACGCCCGACGAGTTGTGGTTCCAGTGGGGGAAGATTTGGGAGGAGATCGGGACGGCCCACGACGTCGCTCCGGGGGAGCGGAACAGGGTCAGGGCGAAACTCCTTGACGCAATGGCCGCCAGGGATTTCCCGCACAAACGGCACCGCTTTCCAATCGGCCGGCTTGAGTACGTCGTCTTCACCAGGGAGTGGGTGGCGGCGCTCGAGTCGCTGGCTTCGGGGGCTGAAAACGAATTGCCGGTAAAGGGGGATGGCGATAGGGGGGGCGCCGAAACCGAAAATCACTCACCGTCCACCGTCAGTTCGCTGGAAGTTGTTGTTGCATAGGGATTTAAGGTGGACGCCTTGCCTATCTTGACAGGCCGTCACACCGTCACTGGAGGACACGAATGACAATCTGCGCAAGAGCGATAGGCGGGGCAGGCACTGGGAAGACCACGATGATGAAAGGCATCGCCGAGAAGGCTCTGGCGAGGCCAGAGATGGCCGGCAATCCGCTGGCGCTCGGATTCTCGTCCATGACGCGAGCGGCCCGCACAGAGGCAGCCATGCGTTGTGGGAAGGCTTGGGGCGTGCCGCCGGAGGAACTGATGCAGCACGGGTGGTTCAAGACCGCCCATGCGGTGTGTTTCAAGATGCTGGGGGTGTCACGCGGCGAGATCGTCGGCACCGGGGGCATCGAGGACGCCAAGTGGGTGTCGGAGGCCGTCGGCAGCGACGTCGCCTTCTCGATGGACGACGATGAGGGCGGCGTCCAGGTCTACACCGGGGACCGGGTCGCGGCGTCGGCCCTGAACTACTGGAGCCTGTCGAGGAACCTCGTCATCCCGCTGCGTGAGGTGGTCGAGGCCGACCAAGACCCCGAGGCGCCGTCAGCCGACGAGGTTATCAAGCGGATCGTGATGTACGAACAGGCCAAGCGGCTGGACGCCAGGGTCGACTTCACCGACCTCCTCGCCCGCTTCAGCGGCGTCCGCTTCGACCCGGAGACGGGGCCGGACTTCGTGACGCCCGAGGGCGGCGTCCCCGATGACGTCGTGGGGTGGATTTTCGACGAGGCCCAGGACGCCAGCAAACTGCTCGACATGGCCTGCCGGCGGCTTGTGACCGGAGACGCCTGCAAGTGGGCCTGGCTGGTCGGCGACCCCTATCAGGTTTTGTATTCGTGGTCTGGTGCGAGCGCGGATCACTTCATGGCCTGGGACGTTCAGAAACAGTCGATCATGCCGAAGTCGTTCCGCTGCCCGAAGCCGATCATGCAACTCGGCGAACGCTGCCTCCAGCGGCTCCCTGACTACTGGGATCGCGGCATCGCCCCAGCCGATCACGACGGCGAGGTTGTGGAGAGCGAGAACTTCGAGGACGACCTGTCCGACCTCCGGCCCGACGAGGACACGCTCGTCATCGCCAGGACGAACCGGGACGTCTCCAGGGTCAAGAACATCCTGGAGGACGTCGGCGTGCCGTATCGGTACGTCAAAAGCAAGAACGGGGCGCAGAACCGCGACAAGGCAATGGGCGGCCTCTGGAACCTCCAGCACGGCAACGGCATCAGCGGCGAGGAGTGGGGGCAGATTCTCGAGGCGCTGCCGTCGAAGACGACGGATGGACGCGAGTGGCTGGCCCGTGGCAGCAAAGCTCACTGGAAGAAGGGACTCGCGGAGCAGTTCGACCGCGTCTACCCCGAAGACCTCGGGAACCTAGGTGCAACGGAGCACCTCCGCGACGCGATCGCGTCGGGGGCGTGGAGTGGCCTGCCGGACGGCGGCACAAAGTGGGTGCGGGCCGCGAAGCAGTGGGGAGTCGAAGCCGTCAGCGAGCCGAAGATTCGCATCGGGACGATTCACGCCAGCAAAGGCATGGAGGCGTCGAAGGTAGTGCTGCTGACGAGCGTGAACTGGAGGACGCGGGCGTCGGAGGAGAACGATCCCGCCCGGTTCGCGGAGGAGCGGCGGATCGAATACGTCGCCTGCACCCGCGCGAAGCACACGTTGATTGTGGCCCATGACCCGAGGTCGAAGAATCGAATGGAGTTGCCCATATGAATACCCTACTGTTCGACACATTCATCCCGCCGGAAGAACAGAAACCGTCGAAGCAAAAGCGCGCGCGCGCGACTGCCGGCCCCCAGCCGGAGGCTGAAGCAGCCCAAAAAAAGCCTCTTATATTTAGGGACATTCGCCCCCTCGGCCGTATCGACCACACCTACGCCTGTGCCGACGATGCCTGCGGAGCCGAGTGCCACGACATCCTCGACGAGGATCGCGGCCGGTGGCTCCTGGAGTGCTGTTTCTGCGGCACGAAGCAGGAGGCGAAGGCGATAGCCGGCGTCATCCAGGAGCCGGCGCCTGACGCATTCCGGTTCCGCGACGGCCGCTACGCCGGCCAGACGCTCGACGAGGCTGCCGCCACGCCGCGGGGAGCCGACTACCTCGCGTGGGCGGCCGAGAGCCACCCGAGGCCGGCGGTTCGCGAGGCGGTGAAAACTTGGCTTGCCAAGCGGTCTGGCGGTCTGTAGGCTACTACCCACGACAACGGAAGGAGCCGTTTCTCATGCTCGTCATCACGCGCCGCAAAGGCGAGAAGGTTCAGATCGGGCCTGACATCGAGGTCATGGTCACGCGAGTCGCCGACGGCCAGGTGCGTCTGGCGATCAAGGCACCGGACACGACGAAGATCGTGCGGTCGGAGTTGCAGCAACAGGTGCGGACATGATCCACCTCTGGCTCAACGTCTCCTGCGTTCTCGCTGCGGCCGGCGTGCTGACGTACTTCTCGCTGCTGCACTGCACGACTTGGTTTGAGGACTGACGATGCCGATCCTCGTCGGCGACTGCCTGAAAGTCCTCCCCACGCTCGAGCGCGACAGCGTCGACCTCGTTATCACCGACCCGCCGTACAACATCGGCATCGACTACGGGGCAGGCGCGAAGGCCGACCGGCGCAAGGACTATGACCTCTGGTGCGAGCGGTGGATCAACTGGTGCTACCGGGCGCTCAAGCCGCACGGGTCGATGTGGATCATCAGCGGCCAAGAGCACGGCGCTGACATCGACATTGCGATGCGTAATTGCGGCCTGACGATGCGGAACCGGATCACCTGGCACGAGACGTTTGGCGTCTACTGCCACAAGAAGTTCGGCCGGTGCTCGCGGCCGATCTACTACGCCGTCAAAGACCCGAAGCACTTCACGTTTAACGCCGAGGCGGTGACTGTGCCGTCGGCCAGGCAGGAGAAGTACGGCGACCGCCGCGCGAACCCGGCCGGAAAGATCATGGGCGACGTTTGGCAGATCAACCGCGTCTGCGGAACCTTCCGCGAGCGTGTGGCCGGCGTCCCGACGCAACTGCCCGAGGAGTTGGTCGAGCGGATCGTCCGCGTCTCGAGCAATCCAGGCGACACGGTGCTCGACCCGTTCGCCGGCTCCGGCACGACGCTGGCGGTCGCCGCCCGGCTGGGCCGCGCCGGCGTCGGGTGCGAACTGAATCCTGACTACGCCGCGATCGCGGAGAAGCGTATAGCGGCGGCCTGCGAGGTGGCGGCATGACGACGCTCGAAGCTCTCGCCGAACTCAACCCCGACGCCCTCACAGCCGACGGCCTTGAGGCGGCCCTGGTTGGCTACACCGTGAACCACCACCACCCGATCGTGGCCGTCTATAACATCGACAAGTGCATTGAAGTTCTCGTCGAGCGTGACGGCATGACGCCCGAGGAGGCCGACGAGTTTCTGTCGTTCAACACCCTCGGCGCCTACGTCGGCGAGAACGGGCCGCTGTATGTGAGGTTTGAGAAGTGAACTGCACCATCCTCCCTCTCGCCGGCCTCGACGCCATCGACATCTCCTACATCGTCAGGCACCTGACGAAGCCGGACAGCGACTTCCAGCGGGCCTTGCTCGCCGGCCGCCGCCCCGGCGAGATCGCCATCGTGCGGGACCAGGGCGAGATCGTTGGCTGGGCCAGGACGGAAATGTGGACTGAAGGTGACGACGGAGCCGGCGGCGAGGTGAACTGGGACACGCTGGAGGCGTTCGTGGCAACGAGCCATCGAATGCGAGGCGTCGCCGCATTCGCTGCGGCGGGGCTTGCGGCGACTTCGCCATGCTGGAGCGGCATGGGTGTCGCGGTCTTCCACCCGCACATGCTCCTCGTGGCCCGCCGTGCCGGCTTCCACCCGACGCTGTTCGCGAAACAGGACGTCGTCGAGACGAAGTGGAGCCGCGTGTGATGAAGCGACCCGAACCACCACCGAACGACAAGTTCCGCGTATCGCATGACGCCTTGCCGGCCGTGCTGCTTGCCATCGCGTGCCTCTTCGTCATAGGCTACTGGTCTGCCCTTCGTGCCGGGGCCGTGCATTGCAACCACGCCTGCTACTGGTGCGGGAAGCCGCTGGGGGTGAAGTGATGGAAAGCATCTGGCAGCCAATCGACACCGCACCAAAAGACGGCACAGACATCCTCGTTGGCTGGTGGTCTGCCGGCGTGTGGTTCGTGCGAAACGCATGGTGGGACGACGGCTTCGACATCAACATCGGAGCCATCGACCAGACTGGCGAAGGCTGGTGGTATCCGAACACCAGCGTCGGCACCTACAAAATCTGCCGCGAGAATAACGCGGTCGACGGCCCGCAGTATTGGATGCCGATGCCGAAGCAGCCGCCGGAGCGCAATGTGTGACCGACGACGACCGAATCGAGATGATGGCATCGCTGGTGCGGTCGCAGCACTGCCTCCGCGACATCCAGGAGATGTGCGAGTCCGTTGCGGCTACGTCGAGAGAGCTTGGCGGAACTGGGCTGTCCTTTGCGCTGCTGATGGTCAAGGAGTCGATCGGCGCGTACTCCAAGGCACTCGCGAAGTTCGTCGAAAGTGCTGTTGACTCGTAGCCTACACTCCGCGATATTGCCTGCCGTTGGTTCGACCCTTCCTTCGGAGCATCTACCCGTGAAGAGCATCATCCTTCTGGCGGCCCTGGCCTTCTGCGGCGTGGCGAACGCCCAGACCGTGATCATCGTCCCCGCCCAGGTCGAGGCCGAGGAGATGGCCCGCACCGGCGTCTTCGGCCACCGTGGCCGGCACGGCCGCTGTCGCGAGGGCATCGGTTTCTCGACGGTGTCGGCGAGCGATGCCGTGAAGCGCTGCTGCTACCACGGCCAGTTGACGCCGCGCGAGATCGGCGTCGCCAAGGGCCGCCGTGGCTTCTACGCGGTCATCCGGTACTGGTGAGACATGAAGGCAAAAGACCAGGAAGAGATCGCGGCGTTCGCATTTGCGGCCTTCGGCTTCGTGCTGTTCGGCGCGATCTTCCTGGTCGCCATTGCGCTGGCGACGAGGACGGCCTGGAACATGGTCATCCCTGACGTCTTTGGCCTGCCGCCGCTGACTACAAAAAACGCCTTCGGCCTCGTTGGCCTGGGTGTCGCGTTTCGGTTCTTCCCTGGTTCTCTCGAAGGAGTGAGAAAATGATCAAGGTTAAGGTCAACACGCTGGAACTGTTCCGCCTCTGGAACTCGCCGCTCCGCAACGACGAACTCGCCGATGCCCTCGGCGTCCCGCGTGGCACGCTCTGGTATCTGCGGCAGCGGTTCAAGCTCCCTGCCCGTGGCAAAGGCAGCCGCGTCCCCAGCGTGACGGAGCGCGACGCGCCGAGTCCCGAGGAGATCGAGCAGCGCTGTGCCGAGATTCGCGCCTCGTGGCCCGAGGGCGAGGAGGAGCGTCGTCGCGTCGGCCCCCGTCAGCGGCGGTGGAGCCTGCCGGCCTACGCCTTCGATGGACGCGGCTGCGCGTTCCTGGAAATCGCTGTGGACTAGAACCCTACAGGCACAGAGAATCTATGGATGGCGCACCGGCCGCTCGAGAAGACGATCGTCGCGAAAGTCATCGCTGCCGCAAGGCAGCGGGGCTGGTGGGCAATGAAGACGCACGGCAGTGCGTTCGGCGTTGCCGGCCTGCCGGATGTTCTCGTGATCAAGGGCGGTCGTGCGGCGTGGATGGAAGTGAAGCGGCCGGGCGAGAGTCCGACGAGGATTCAGGAGCACCGGATGCGGGAGTTGGCGGCGGCGGGCTGCCCGGTGGCGGTGGTGACGAGTGCCGGTGACGCCATCGAGTTTCTTGAGGGTATCAAGTGATCTACTGCGGGCAACCTGACATCGGCGTCGCGGAGGAGTCCGCGGTGCTTGAGGTGCTGCGCGGTGGGCAACTGACTCGCGGCCCAGTCGTGGCCGAGTTTGAGCGGTTCTTCGGCGGCATCAACGGCCTCTATATGCACGCCGTCTCGAGCGGGACGGCCGCCCTGCACCTGGCCCTCCTGGCGGCCGGCGTCGGTCGTGGCGACGAAGTCATCGTCCCAGCGACGACGTTCGTGGCGACGGTGAACGCGGTGCTCTACTGCGGCGCGAAGCCGGTGGTGGTGGACGTCGATCCGAGGTCGTGGACGATCGACCTGGACGAGATGGCCCGCGCCGTGACGGAGAAGACGAAGGCGATCATCCCAGTGCATCTGTACGGCGTGCCGGCGCCCTCGCTGAACGACTGGAAGGTCGACTACTACCGCTCGACGGGCCGGCGGATCGTCATCATCGAGGACTGCGCCGAAAGCATCGGGTGCCTCCGCAGCGGCTGGGCGCCGGCTGCGGACATGAACTGCTACTCGTTCTACGGGTCGAAGACGATCACGACCGGCGAGGGCGGCGCCGTCGGCACGCAGGATAAGCTCTTCGCGGAGCGGATCGCCCACCTCGCCGGCCAGGCGATGACGCCGACCCGGTACGTCCACGACGCGCTGGGCTGGAACTACCGGATGACCGAGGTGCAGGCCGCCATCGGCGTGGCGCAGTTGGCGCGGCTCCCAGAGTTCCTGGCGAAGCGGCGGCAGGTGTTTGAGTGGTACAACGCCCGCCTGCCCGACGAGTTCCGCCGGCAGGCGGTGGCGAAGGACGACACCCACGGCTACTGGGCGTTCGCGGTGGTGGGGGGATACGGCCGCAGCCTCGACCCCCGTCGCGTCGAGCGGCTGATGCTCGAGGACGGCATCGAGACGCGGCCGATCTTCCCGCCCGTCTGCCACTTCCCGCATGTGCAGGAGAAGTGCAGAGCGGGCCGCACGCTCGTCGCCGCCGCGCTGTACCGGCACGGCCTCGTCCTGCCGACGCACACCAGCCTGACCGAGAACGATGTGGAGAAAGTATGCGCAAGCCTCGTAAAAGCCGCGTCCTGTTCGTAGGCGGTGGCCGTCGGGTGTCTCTGGCGAATGAGTTCATCGCCCGAAACGCCGACGTCTACGGCTACGAGTCGAGCATCGACGTCCCCTTGGCCGACGTTGCCAAGGAGATCGTCGAAGGCATGGACTTCGATGACCCCGAGTGCGGCCCCGACATCCTCGAGTTCGCCGCTCGCCGGAAGATCACGCATATCGTTCCGCTCATGGACGAGGCCACGGTGGTGTGCGGTGACATGGAGCAGTGCATCGGCTCGCCGGCCGCCGTGGCGATGCTCTGCCACGACAAACTCCACTTCGCCAACTGGATGAAGGAGCACCACCCCGACGTCTACCCGGCCCCGCGGTTGACGCGGTATCCGAAGTTCGCCAAGCCCAGGTTCGGCCACGGCTCCCGCGGGACGAAGGTGCTGCACCGCCCCGAGACAATCGAAATGTCGGCGTCGTGGGTGATCCAGGACTACCTAGACGGCGACGAGGTGTCGGTCGACCTGTTCCTGGGCGCCGGCCAGTGCCGTGGCGCCGTGGCCCGCAGCCGCGACCGCGTCGAGGGCGGCGAGGTCATCGAGTCGACGGTGCTCGCTCCCGAGGCGTCGGTGAACTACCTGATCGACGCCGCGGCGGTGTGTGCGGACTTAGGCGTCGTCGGGCCGGCGAACGTGCAGTTCAAGGGCGGGAAGATCATCGAGGTCAACCCACGTTTCGGCGGCGGCAGCGTCCTGTCGATCGCCGCCGGCCTGCCGCTGGTGGCCCTGGCCCTCGGCCACAACGTGGACGGCCCGCCCTGGAAGATCGCGCCGCTGACAATGCGGCGATACCACGCGGAGAGTTTTCGATGAGTGAGTCGCTGATTGACGCCTACAAGCTCGACTGCCTCGTGGCACTCCTCGAGTCGACGGACACACTCGACGGCGACATCGTTGAGGTCGGCGTCTACAAGGGGGGCAGCGCTCGAGCAATCGTCGACAACGCCGGACAGTCAAAGGTCTTCCTGTTCGACACGTTCACGGGAATGCCGAATCACGACCCGACGCTGGACGGGAGGTGGGGCGTTGGCTCGTTCAGTGACACGAGCGCCGTGGCGGTCATGGATATGTTCTACGGCGACAAGCGGGTGAGCGTCTACCCCGGCGTCTTCCCTACCGAGACGGGCCACGTTCTCGCCGGCCGCCGCCTGCGGTTCGTCCATCTGGACGTCGACAACTACGAGTCCTACGCCGCGTGCCTGGACTTCCTCTACGAGCAAGTTGTCCCCGGCGGCCTCCTCGTGTTCGACGATTACGGCGAAGACTGCTGCCCCGGCGCGAAGGCTGCGGTGGACGAGTTCTTCATCGGCCACGCGCAGGTGGTGATCGAAGGCCCGGTGGTGTATGTGGTGAAGCCATGAAGACGGCGGTCATTGACCTGGACGGCGTGATCTGTGAGGAGCGGCCGACGTTCGAGCGGTCGCTGGCGAAGGAGTTGCCAGACGCCCGCGAGATGCTCGAGAGCCTGCGGACGGCCGGCTACAGGATCATCATCCACACCGCCAGATCGTGGTCGGAGTTGGCGATGACGGAGCAGTGGCTGTTTGAACGCAGCATCCCTTATGACCAGTTGGTGATGGGCAAGCCGGTCGCGGACATCGTCGTGGATGATCGGGCGGTTGCGAGCCTGGAGGAGGCTGTCGATGCCGTGCAACAGTGACCATCTGCGCTCGACGGGCTTGGAAGTCGAGTGCAGCCGCATTCTGCTTCTGCTCGACGAGTTGGACGGCAAGGGGCCGCCGAACCCAAAGTCCGGCGGCTGGGACGGCTATGACAAGCGCGCCTACAGTCAGCGGCTGGATCGTGTGTTTGCGGACGAACTGACGGCAGAACTGTGCGGGCGAATCAGCAAGGTCAAAGACCTGTCGAAATACTCCCTGGAACTGCAAGTCTGGGCCAGGGATCACAAGATCGCCGACGCGAAGCGCAAGAAGCGCGAAGCCGAGGAAAAGCAGAAAGCCGCCGACAGGAAGAAGGCGCTGGCGAAGTTGACGAAGGCCGAGAGAAAGGTGCTTGGGCTATGACAGACCGCAAACGTGTTGCCGACAGCAACACGCCACAAAAATCTGTCGCCAAAGCGACAGAACAGCGACAGGAGCCGGTGGCGTGGGCGGTGATGTATCCGAACGGAAAGGGCGTTGAAGAGGTTTTTGAGTGCGAGGCTGATGCCCGCGATGATGCAAGCCATGACCAAGAGATCGTCCCGCTCTACCGCCAGCCGCAGACTTGCCCCTACGTTGTTGGCCGTACCACGCTGCACTGTTCGCTGACGCCGTTCACGCTCACCGACGATGAGCGTGCGGCCGTCCAGTGGTTTGCCCACTACGGACTGCCAGAGCGATATGCCGCCGCGCTCCGCCCGCTACTGGAGCGGACGAAATGAGCGACCAGATCATTCAAGAGGATCTGCGTGGTGACGCCGAGGTGGCGAGGCTGCGACTCCAGGCGGCGCACGCGGAGGTGGAGCGCCTGCGGCTCACCGACGCGGAGCGGGAGGCGATTGGGTGGTTCGCCAACTACGGCTACAGCAGCGATGGTGTACCCGGAAGAAATGCCGCCACGCTGCGAGGGCTGCTGGAACGGACAGGAGGAACCAATGGCTGACGCCGCCGACTGGCTGCGGCACGCTGTCGCCAGCGGCGCGATCCAGGTCGCGAAACTGGAGTCAGAGATCGAACGCCTGCGGCTCACCGACGCGGAGCGAGAGGCAATCGCGGCGTGCGTTGCGGACGACGAGGCGGCGACTGCGTATGGGCGAGCCGACACGCTGCGGGGACTGCTGCACCGACACGCAGGATCAGGGGCATCGCATGAGTGATTCAACACCGCAGGACTCGGCAGCGACTCATGCCCCGGAGGGGCCGCTGTGCTACGGATTCACGCGCGACGGCGTGTGGCTGGACACTCGCCTTGGCTGGGTGATTCCTGACGACGCCGTCGCTGATGTATGCGAGGCGGGGCCGACCAGCCAGCGATCAGCGGCGCAGTCCGCTGCATCGCGTGGTTCTGTGGTTTGCGGGATGACACAACAGGAGAATCGAAATGCTCTACAACGCAATTAAGCGGCGAGACAACCTTATCTCGGGGCTGCGCGACTCGCAGAAGTTTTTTTGCAATGCCATGAACAGGCAGCATGGCAGCCTCATCGACTGGATGCGGTGGCAGATTGAGAAGCGCGAGACGCGGCTAGACACTATCGGCCTGATCGCAAAGGCAGGCGGCGAGCCGTT